ATCATTATAGTCCGTGCCGCTCAACACATACTCTTTCTGATCCGCGACCACGGCCTCCAGCGTCCCCGCGTGCGCCGGCGCACGCAGGTTGAATTCCTTCAACGCCTGGCGCACCGCCGCAGTGACGATCGCCGTCGTAAAACGCGTGCCGTCATCCAGGAGCAGGGTTTGAACCTTGCCAATCAATGTGGTCAGGGAATCGGACATTAGGTACACTTATCCTTTAGGATGCTAAACGCCTTCGCATAGTTTACAAAAATCGCACAGGAACGATTTTGCCAAATATAGGTAGATTACTGTGTCTATAAAGTCATCAACGCAAGAAGGGGCTGATAATCTCGCTATCAGCATACTGTAGTATCAAAATCTAATTTTGGTGGAACTCGGACGGATCGGATTTTTGACCCGTCCGAGTGTCTTCGGAAAAAGGGGTTACCGCGTCCCCAACCAACCAACATCATGGTACCTGGCGATCCGGTCTTCCACTCGTTTGAGCAAAAGATTGTAGACCAGGTACGCCATGCCCACGATCGGCGCGGAAACTTCCAGCAGTTGGCCAATGTATGCCAACAGCGCCAACACAAACGAGGGCGCATCCGTAAACACGCCGAAGATTGGCATCACAAAGCCGCTAAAGAAGGCAGCCAGCGCAAAGGCGATCACGTACAGCGCAATCGCCACCACCTCACGCGTCGGTTTCCATCCCAGGCTGGCCAGCGCGTTCAACACCGACAGGATCAGCGACGCAGCAATGCCGATCAGAAACAATTGTCCTTCACTCATGGTTTCTCCTTACGCGCCTTGTTGAGCGCCTTACCCGCCAGCGAAGCTTCGCCAGCGTCCACACCGTCGGACAGATCGATCTTGCCCGCTTTCGGCTTCGACTGGACCACGGCGTCAATCGCCTGGCTCATCTCCGCTCCGGTCATGCGCAATTTCGGACCCGACTCCAGGACGAATACGATCGTCCCATCCTCGTCGTGGATTTTGTACGCGCCTTCGATGATGCGCGTGCCTTTGAACCTGGCGTACCTGGTTGCAAGAGAAAATAAGTTAGTCATTGGATGCCTCCTACAACTTCAGCCCGATGTTGGCAACCGCGCCCAGAATATCCACTGTGCTGTTCAGCGCCGCGACGATGGTCAGGGTATGAACGAGTTCCTCATCGTTCTCCACGTAAACCGGAGTCGTGACGGTGGAAATCAACTTGTGCTGGTCCACGTCCGCCGCATCCGTGGCCGCCGCCAGGTCCTGCGTGCTGGCGATGGTCGAAACCGCCGCCACCGCGCCATCCGCGCCGCGCTTGATCTTCGTCAACGCGGCAGTCACAGACGTGCAGGCCGCCGCCTGGATCTCGTAATCCACTTCGATGCTCTTGATCTGACTGCCCTTGACGGGCAAGCCGCCCGCATCCACGCCGCTGTGTGAAAGCAACGGGATTGGAATGTAAACCACGCTGGTTTCCGCAGCGGCTGCCTTGTGCTTGCAGATGGTCCCCGCCACCTGCCCCGCCACTTCCGTCCACGTGCCGATGATCGGCATCATGGCAGTCGGCGGAATGTACAGACTCACACTTCCATCATGTACGTAACCCATAGCAATACTCCTTCGATGTGACCGGGTCAGGCCACAGGGACTAATTCCCTTCGGATGAATTACCGGTTGATTTCAGGTCAACCTATTCACCCGAAGGGTGAATGAAACTATCCGCCCTTCGACTTCGGGTCTAAATATGGCGGAAGAACGCCGCCTACTCGACCCTCCGCTCAGGGCAGTAGATATCCGACTATCCGACTACGCCACATTGTTCTTGGCCAGCGGCATGTCGTCCGCCACGCCAACGGTCAGGAACTGGCGCACCTTCAACCGGCTTTCATCGTTGGCGAACATCGCCGGATCGATATCGGACGAAGCTGAGAAGATTTGCGGCACGACACCGAAGATTTCACCGAGCATCACACCCGGCATGAGCGTGTTGACTGCCACCCAATCCGTGGCATCCGTCCAATCGGGAACCGCAATCGGTTTCACTTTGCCGCCAAACGACGGTCCGCCGGCAGTGGCAACTGCGCTTTCAACAACAGACGACCAGCGCGGAATGAACAACGCTTCCGCCTGCGTAATCAGATCAGCCGGCACCAGGCACACGTTCGGTTTCATGCCGTAGGGCTTGCCCACGCCATAGTAACCAGTCGCGTTCTTCACCATCAACTTTTTCTTGTACATGGCCGTAGCCACCGCATTCCAGGCCGTGTAGTCCGTACCCAAGGCGGTCGTAAGGAGGTTCAAGTGACCTCCGGCCGTGGTCTGCGCGACAGCGTTGAACAACGCGCCAGTGTCAGTCATCGTGGGACCCGCGCCGCTGTTCTGGGTGAAGATGTCCGCCACCTGCTCCGACACATTGCGTATGCCCGCTAAAGCAGCTTCTCTTGGCATGCGAGTAAACGCGCGCAGGTCATCCCGCAACACGGCTTCGATGGTCAGCGGCACATACCCGCCGTACTTGCCCCAAGGCGAATTCTCTCTGATGTCGCCAAGCGGCAATTCGGTGTACTCACCACGCTCGGCAACCGTAGGCAGACTGGCAATCGTCCCGGTCTTGACCCACGTCACCTGGTTCAAGTTCGTAAAATGCTCGATGGTGACAATCTCCTTCCACCAGCCGTACACGTTCTCGAAATCCTTCCAGGCTGCCAGGAGCATTTTATTCATCACATTGGCAACGATGCCGGGGAAGTTGGCAGTTACCAGGGCAAACTCGGGATAGTAACCGCCCATGAACTGCTGGTCACCGGTACCCGCCAGGTATGCATCCTGGATCCCGCGCAAGCGATGCACCTTGATGTTGGCTTCCTTCGGGTCGCGCTCGACGCCAAACAGATCCTCCACAGCCAGGCGGAACTCGTCACGGCCGTCAAACATGTTCATCACGCGCCCAGGCCCCTGCACATTTCCCGGGGCGGTCAGCGCCGACACTTCCTCACGCGCTTCCTGCACAGCCAGCGCCAACTCAGGCGCTTTGAACACGCGCCCCGCAAACTGCTTGCGAATGCGGGCTTGCGTCAGGTCCGGCAGGCGCGAGTTGGACAAGCCGGTTGAAAGCAGGTTCTCACACATGGCGACCAGGGTCTCCTGGCTGGATGCCAACTGCTCATCCATCGCCACCTGCATCGCCGCCTGCCGCTGCGACTCTCCCAGCAGTTCCACAGCCGCCTGGCGGTTGGTCTCGAGCGCCTCCTCCTGGGCGCTCAACTCGACGGCCTCACCCTCGACCTCAGTTACTTCCTGGGTTTCGGGATCAGTCACATTCACTTTCACTTTCCGTTTCATGGTTTGACCTCCTCTGGTCAAGGGTTGCACGCTTCGGTGAATTTCCGAGAGAAATCTTCCGCCGCGCGCAGGATCAATAACCACGTCAACCGATTTGACGCGGACGATCTTCAATACATCCCCATTCCTCGCCAGACTCACATTTAGCACTGTCGAAAATCCAACCGCCTGCATGATTGCCGGACTTTTACGCGCCGCGTCCCGCAAGGATAAAAGAACTCCCGCCGCAGGCCCCATTGGGACCAACTTCGCCTGTATCCCACATTCACTCTCATTCCAAATCACATCCTGCAACGCGCCGCCCAAATCACGCACCGAAGGCGCATTAAATAAACCGGCATGATCAACAAACACCGGCTTGGCTTCATACAATGGCATGGCCTCCTGCAACACGCGCGCCGAGAAGTTAATCCCATGCCCCTTTGCCTCCCCCTCATCGATCGCCAAAATGGAAAAGCCGTCTTCGATCGGTTGCGCCGATAATTTCAGCGTAACGTCACGCTCAGAGAGCGCCTCCGCCTCCGTTTCATCCAGCGTACATTTGCAATTCTCACCACAAACCACGCCCTTACCAGGAGCAACACCCATATTTTCCCAAGTCGCTTCACTGTGCACTTGTCCGTTCAAACGATTACAGTCCTCGCATCCGTTTTCAGAATGTTGATTCCATTTCTTGTTCATCACTTCTCTCCTTCTTCCTTTGGATCGGTTGGGTCCACAGGCGCAACCAGGGACGGAACAAGATCTGCCGCTTTTACCAACGGTTTCTTTTTGATATCCGGCATCTTGCCGTCCCAGACTTCAGCGAACGTCTTATACACCAGGCGCATGAACTCCCCCGCGTCTATCCCGTCCCGGTCAAAAAGGTCGGCCAGGTTCGGATACGCGCGCCCCAGGGCCAACGCCAGCGTTGCGTTATCGCGCTCAGTAATATCGGGACCCTCCACCCAAATCACTGCATCCGGTTTCACGTTGCCGCCGGCGCGCCGGCGCACTTCCACCGCCACGCGCGCAAGTTCGACGATCATCTCGAAGAAATCGTCTTGCTCCTCTTCGAGCGTGCGGAAGGTCGGCGTCCCCGCCGCCTCCGCAGTCGTCCTGGTAGACCCCTCCGGTTCGGCAAACCAATGCATCGGGTAACCGAGCCCGCTCAAGATATTTTTCTTGATTGCCAGGCCGTCCGCATTGGCATCAAAGGAGTCCAGCGTTGCAGATAAAATACCCCAGGCCTCGTTATTCTCATTTACAACCAAAACCGACCCAGGTTTTGGCTGATTGGCGTTCAAATGCTTTTCACGAGTAATGCGTTCCCCTTCACTTTTATACTTCCCACGCACAATGTACATGAACGCATTACGAAAATGATTGAGCCGAACACGATCTTCGAGCCAGGTCGAATAACGTCCGATCCAAACCAACAACGGAGCCAGGTCGCCCTCTCCCCATACCGAACCAACCGGCGCATTGCTGGCAAAGTGCAGCATAAAAGTTTCCTGCTCCACTCCCGGATCATAAGCCTCGTAATAATCCGTGCCAGTCGAATCTTTGGTGAACCTGGTCTCCTGCTCAATGTCGTTCTCCGCAGAGATGATGTCTTCGATCCCCTCCGCCGGCACGGCGCGGACATAGGTCATGCCATCCCCGCCAACCGTAAACAGAAAGAACAAATTACCCGTGCGCGTATCCTCATCCTTCCAACGGCCAAAATTTTTATCCAACTTATTCAGCCGATCCTTAGACCAGGTATCCAGGAACTTCTGCGTATTCTCATCGTCACACTTGATCTCGATTCCTTTGCCAATAACAAACGAGCGCGCCAGGCGCACGATCCGGCGCGCAATCGGGTTCACCCGCCACGCGCGCAAACTCTCGGCAAAAACCTTTTTACGATCCCAGGCAGTGCGGTCCGTGTAACTACCCGAAAGCCCACCCGTAAAAAAGTTGTTGTCAGTTTCCGGGGAAACGGCAAGCGCCATCTCCAATGCATCGTTCGCATTGGCAAGCTGGCGTTCCAGGTCGGCTTTCGTTAATCGTTTCGACATTTTAGGAAACTCCTAAATTCCTAAAGGTTCTCAGTACGCTACGCCTTTTCCATCAAGTATCTCTGTGATCGGGTCACTATAAAAAGTTCCCGAATACGGATCCTTCGGATCATCTGCAAACTGCAGATCTTCCGGCTCCGTTCAATTCGCGCCGCCAATAGTGATCCAACGCGTACCACTGCTCAAACCCCTCTTGACATCAATTAAGATACGCCGCAAACCACTCGGTGCAGGCATTAGAAATTCCTATCCATGTCCGGCATCGGGTCCACACCCTGGATGATGGTCGTCTCAAATTGCAACGACCACTCCAACTTATCGAGTTCGGTTACCAACGCATCCGCCAAAATCCAGTCATCGTGCACCAGCAGTCCCGTGGACGTGTCCCGCATCCCGTCCTTCACACCCCAGCGCATGGTCTTGGCGGGCCCGATCAATATCTCACTCTGGCACTTGGCGTACTGCATCTCAACTTCCGGCGTACGCGCGCAATCGCGAAAGCGGCCTGTTTCCACCACGCCAATGAAGGCGTAGCCGATCTCGGACTTCGTTTGCTGGGTAAACTTGACGGCAATAACCCGCGTCGGATACTTCTTCACCAACATCCCCCAAAGCCCCTCCCCCACCCCGGTTGCATCGATGACAATGTATTGAATATTCCACGCGTCCACCACCGCGCACAACGCGCCGAAAACGTCCACGTGGTTCACACCCTGCGAGGAACTGCGGTTCACACACCGATAGATCGGGGATTGCAGTGTCTCCAAACTGGACAGGTCCACGTCATGAATATCTACCGTACAGTAATCACGCCCTGGGTTACCCATGCCGTCCAAATTCAAGAGCGCTTCATCCTGCCCGCCCACGTCCACGGTCATCACGTAAATGTGACCTGGGATCGGTTCGGCCTGCGCCGGCTGGTCGCCAAGCATGAGCGCCAGGCGGCGGGCCGGAAACATGCCAATTTGCGCGTCTATCTCTTCACAAAAATACTGCGTCTTTACCAACGGATGTTGACGACCTTTCTCAGCCACCACACGGTCAACATGCTCGCCATAAGCAGGAACGAGCGCGCGCACGTCATCCGCAGTGAATTGAAACAAACGGCGAAAGCCATCTTTTTCCTGTTCTATTTTTGCAATCTCAGACTGACGATGCAACAATGTATCCTTTGTCCAGACCGTACCCCAGAAGATACGCGTCGCATTCGTAGCGGCGGTCATAGGGTCAAAGTCTTTGTCAAATTTGGATATGTCCACGTCCTGGGCTTCATCCACAGACAGGAGCAGATCGGCGGTTGCGCCTACTACTTTCGCCGAAGGATCAGCGGAAAAGAATTGCAGGCGTGAAGCATGGAACTTGAAGATGAATCCCGCAGACGTTCGCCAGTTGCCCATGGCCACGGGCGAACGGTCAAGACTTGCGCGAACACGATCCATGGCGTTAATAGTCTGTGGCTTGAACGTAGGCGAGACCGAGACGATGCGCCCACCCTTGCGAGCATATCGAAACATCAACCAGGCTTCAATATGCGCTTGCAATTCATTCTTGCCACTTTGCCGGGGAAGAACAACGACAAAGGTCAACCCGTGCCCATTCACAATCGAGTCCACTACAGCACGCGAGATCATTTCCTGATACGGACGCAGGGTTATCCCGTTGGCGCGCGCCCAATTTATGGGACCGCGCCAGACAGTATCTTTGATACGCCGTACCAACGGATTACTCGAGAGTGCTTGAGTCATTGGGCTGTTCATCCATGAGCAAACGTTCTATGGCTTCGGATAGATTGGTCAACTTGCCAGATACAATCGCAATGGTGCGATCACAACCGTTGGCAGCAGTCACCGCTACCGAAATCGAATTTGCGCACTTGCATAAATCATCAATATCCCGAAGACCATTAAACTTCGCATACAAAGTTTCAATTACACCGTCCATAATGTCGCGCCGAGTCGCCGCAGTCTTCTCTGATTTTTTACTGACCTTCGGCTGGTTCTTCGCGTACAGTCCGGATTTACGCGCGTTCTGATTACCTGGCTGGCCGCCTCTTCGCGCGCCAAGTGTTTTACTCTTAGGTTTTGCTTTACCTCTCTTTGCAGCCATTTCAAAATCCCAACACTGCCCTGGCCAGCACAATCGCAGAAAGCAATCCCCCGCCAATGGATAATGCCATCAGAAAATTGAACTTGGTCGCGACTTCCTCCACGAGTCGCAAACGCTTCTCATGATCGCCATTGGCAACCTCAAGCATAATCAACCGACGATCAACCAACTCGGTATGATACTTATCGCGCTCGATGCGTGTCGATGCAAGTTCTTCTTGTAATTGATCGATACGTTCTGATTCTGCCAATTCTCATCTCCGCCCGTAACCCGCTCCCATATTAACGATCAGCCCGACCGCGAGAGCGGGTCGGGCTGATCTAAACTTTATCACATTTATCTGTAAAACTCAACCCTTCTTTTTTTTCCCCTGAAAAAAAAGAAGATGAGAGAACTCCCCACCCCCCTTTTTAGCGCGTGTCTGACCAGGCGTTTGATAGCCTGATCAGGCACGGTTGTGACTTGGCCAGCGTGAATGATCCTGGAGCGGTCACAGTCAGTTGGTTACGGCAATCCATTTTGGATGCGTTGATAGAAAACGTGACACCGTTTGCAAAGGTCTGGATTTTTGTTTGTTGGCAATTTTTTTAGCCACGTCAACATGTCTGTTGGAATTTCCCGCAATTCCGCATCCAAATTTTTCAATCCGCAAAGAAATTTACCGTGATGATAGATATGCGCCACACGCCCACACGCAACCTGCCATTCGGGAACTGCAACATCATCAATCCGTTTTATTGGATTTGCCCGGTTGTACTCTTTTACATTGCGGTATCTTTTTAATATCATCACAGCATCAACGGTTTGCGTTAGCCGCTATAAAGCCGCTCACCGCAATACGGACAAAAAAGATAGGACAAAAACGCCGTGTAATAGACGTGACGATCAGGCGGGCAGACTTCAACCCAAGGCGATATGTTCATTTGCACTCCATTTCTTGCAAATACTTCCCACGAACGTACCCTACGCGCCCGTCCAGCTCCACCAGCCACCAGTCACCAGC